TGCAGATTTATCTTCACTGCTAACTACAAGAATCGTATCATTGAACCGATTCATTCTCGTTGTGCTGTTATTGAATTTAAGATCGACACTAAAGAGAAGCAAGAGATTGCTGCAGCGTTCTTTAAACGAGCAACTGCTATTCTCAAACAAGAGGGTATTGAGTTCGATCCTAAAGTTGTAGCAGAACTAATCACCAAACACTTTCCTGATTATCGTCGTATCCTTAATGAGATGCAACGATACTCTGTGTCAGGTAAAATCGACTCAGGCATTCTTGTCAATATGTCTGAAGAATCTTTCAAAGGTTTAATTAAACTTATGAAGGACAAAGACTTTACTGAAGTTCGTAAGTGGGTTGCCAAAAACTCTGATGCAGATACAACTGCATTGTTTCGTGAATTGTATGACAACGCATCAGTAAATATGGATGTGAATAGTATTCCACCAATGGTTCTTATCCTAGCAGACTATCAATACAAAGCAGCATTTGTGGCTGACCATGAACTAAATATTATGGCAGCACTGACTGAGATTATGGCTCAGTGCAAATTCAAATGAGGATGCCATGGAATTTCTTATACTCTTTGCCGTACTAGTAGTGGGTATCCACTGGGGTTGGACTGCTCGTGAAGCAGTTGCTAAACGAAGAGCAGACTTTCTTTTATCTAAATTACAAGAAATAGAAGAAGATACTCCAGAAGATATTATCCGTATTAATATTGAAAAAGATAATGGTGTGCTCTTTGCATACCACGAACAAGATAGTCGTTTTATTGTTCAAGCAAACAGTCGTGAAGAACTGGAGAATAAACTAAAAGAATTGTTTCCAGGAAAACGATTTGGTTGTTCTCCAGAAACCTTAAGAAAATGTGGCTTTATATTATGACTCCCTTTGATTTTATTAATGCAATTAACCTAACCAAAAAGAATCTGTTCGAAGATCCACAAGCAGAGAAAGACTATCTCCCCTTTCTTGTGAATAGGGGTTTGTCTTATTTTCCCGATACAGTCCTTTATGCCAACGAGATGAATCGTAACTCTGGCATCCCAAAAGACTGGCAATTTTCCTTTTTCCTAAATACTATACCAAAGAAAAAGAGATTCAGTAAGTGGCATAAAAAAGATGCCGACTCTGATTCTCTGACACTCGTTAAAGAGTACTTTGGTTACTCATCAGAGAAGGCATTAGAAGCATTGAGCATTCTCTCCGATGAACAGTTGGCTATGATAAAAGAAAAATTATACAAAGGTGGAAAATAATGACTGTTGAGATGATTTACTACGACTGGACTCCCGAGTCCATGCTTGAAGTGATACTGCCAGAACCAGACAATTTTTTAAAGGTTCGTGAGACACTTACTCGCATCGGCATCGCATCCAGAAAAGAAAACAAACTGTATCAATCGTGCCATATCTTGCATAAGCAGGGTAGGTATTTCATCGTGCATTTTAAAGAATTATTCGCTCTTGATGGTAAAGAATCAAACATCACGAGTGGAGATATCGAGAGAAGAAACGCTATTGCCAGTTTATTGCAAGACTGGGATCTTTTAAAGATTCTAAATAATGCACTGGTAGAACAAAAGGCATCGCTCTCTCAAATTAAGGTGGTCTCTTATAAAGAAAAAGACCAGTGGGAATTAGTTCCAAAATATAACATAGGAAAGAAAACAAAATGATCAAACTTGAATTGACTATCGATGAAGCAAATACTATTCTTCGTGTTTTAGGTAAGCATCCTTTCGAGGAAGTTGTTACCCTAATTAACAAAATTAAACAGCAAGGTGAACCACAAGTTGCTGCAATTGCAGAAGCAGAAAAAGCTGCTGAAGAACCAAAAGCATAAATACCATTAGACATAACTAATGATTTTGCTTAGGTTATTTTTATGTTCTCCGTTATAAGTATAAGTGTCCTATATGGACAATAACTTAATTAAGGAGAAACATTATGTGGACAACACCAACAGCGACAGAAATGAGATTCGGATTCGAAGTAACAATGTATGTAATGAACAGATAAGTTCAGAACCTACAAAAGAAAATAAAGAAATAAATATGCAGAAGTTACTTGAAAGTTTGAGTGACTGTGTATAAATAGTAATAGAATTCACCTTAGGACCACTAAGTTGCGAATCGTATAAAGCGGACATGACGCACGATGTCGCTGGAATCGTAACCAGCAAACCCTCTATGCCCATTTGGGGTAGAGTTTTTATTTAATCTCGCTTAATAGGAGAACTATATGTTACAAGCAGTAAACACATCCATCGACACCATCTCTGGTGCAAAGACTCAATTCGTTAAGACATTTGTTAAAGACGAAAAGATCGCAAAACAACTCCAAACTTATATTGATGCGCAAGCATCTTTTGCAAAAACTGTAGCGAAATCTACTAATGATTTCTTCACAGCTATTGTAGTTAAGTAAGGAGATACCATGACAAACAATTTTATCCCTACAATGTGGGGAACTAAAGACATGGATAAATTCTTTGTTGGCTTTGATGACCAGTTCGCTCGTCTGCAAAAGTTGCACGAAGATGTCACTAAAAATATTCCTAACTATCCTCCATACAATATCAAGAAACATGATGACACTCACTACACAATTGAGATTGCTGTCGCAGGTTTTGCTCAGCAAGATATTGATATTGAAATCGATGGTGGCAAATTAGTTGTTCGTGGTAATATTAAAACTGAAGAACAAGACGACAGTTTCTTGTTCAAAGGTATCGCTAATCGTGCCTTCACTCGTTCATTCGCATTAAATGATGAGGTTGAAGTTAGAGATGCCGAGATTTTTAATGGTATGCTTAAGATTGCTTTGGAGCGTTTGATTCCAGAAGCAAAGAAACCAAAGAAGATCGCAGTTAAGTCAGCAGGTGAGAAACAGTTATTGAATGAGGAGAAGTGATGAAATCATTTTTCCGTTCAGTATATCTTTTCTTTAAAGGTATTGGTTATGCTCGTGCAGCTTCAATGCACGCTCGTATGGGTGATCATAAAAAAGCAGTTGAAATTATGAAAGAATACGAGAAATGCAAGTAAATAACTGGATACCTATGACCGATGATGATTGGGATTGGGTAAACGGTAAACAACCTAAACCAGCCAAGTCGTAGAAATTTTAGGGAGTCTTCGGATTCCCTAAATACTTTCTATGATGAGAGCAAAACTATCACCCAACATGATTTCATTTGTCACAGTTCGTCGTGGCGAATGGATCTTAAAAATATCTGTATTCAAGAACAGACAGATAATGGTAGTTGCACAGCATTGTTATGAGTTAGAAAGATTGATAATTAAATTCTTCACTGACCAAAATCATGCTGCAGATTTTATTGAACAACTTGTTATAGAGGAATAGTATGAACGACATTAGAGTATTTAAATTGATCAGTGGTGAAGAACTTATTGCACAAATTTTTAATCATTACGATCGCCACATTGAATTGAAGAAACCTGCATCAATCGTAATGCAAAGAACTGAGCAAGGTGTTGGAGTTGGACTCGCACCATACATGCCTTATGCGACAGGAAACATTGATCTACACAGAACTGCCATCGCATCAGACGCTGAACCCGACACTCAACTAGTCAACGAATATAGCCGACTTTTTGGCTCTGGCATCCAAATAGCCTCAGCATCGGCTCTTAAGTAAGTAAGCACTAACTTACTAGAGACGAGAGACCCTGTAGAGACAGGGCTAGAATAACCCTACCATCGGTAGGGTTTTTTGCATTTAGTTGTTGTCTTTAATTGCAACTTAGGGCATAATAGTTATATTATGATGAAGAAAGGTGATAAGATGAAATACGATGTTTACCAGTTTGTGCTTAGCGACTCAATGATTGATGAAGTGAATTCTTCTGAGAGTCAGCGTCCTGTTTTCTATGAAAAGTATTTGAATGTGACTTGGAAACCGACTGCTGAGTCGATCCTTGAAGCAAAAGAATATTTCAAGAAAGTTGCTACGATCGAAGCAGAAAATTTTGGACAGGTTTTTGAAATCGGTAATATTGGTCCAGAAGAAAATATTACTCGTCACGATCGCATGCACTCTGTTTCTGTTGGTGATGTGGTTGTTCGTGAAGATGGAACTGCAAAATTTGTAGATCGCATCGGGTTTGGCTCTGTGTTGTTTAACTAAAAGGGAAATATATTATGAAAAACAAAAAAATTGTTGCAGTGATTTACAATCGGTCTATGCAAACCAAAGCAGAGATCCGTGCTGAAGGTGAGAAGGCATTGAAAGCATTCTTGCGTAAAGGTGGTGTGATTCAAGTTGACGAGAAAAAGCGTCGTGCACCTAAGTCCAAGATGTCTGCAAAGTCATCTCGTGGCTTTGTGTCTGGCACTGGTGGGTTTGCAAATGGATTCCCACGAAAAAGTCTTGCAATTTAATAGTTGTCTTTAATTGCGAGTTAGTGTATAATAGTTATATTATGATGGAGAATGTGATGAAATCTTGGGAAGAATTGAGTCGTAAAGAACAGTTGGCTGCAACCCACTATGACTTCTATAAAGATGTTCATGGTGTGCGTCCTCGCTGGATGAACTACGATGCAATGACTGAGCAAGAACTCGAGCAAGAGTTGGAATCACTCAGCAAACAGGCTGAAGTTGTATTCGCTGAAGAGAAGAAAGCAGAAGCAGAAGCCACTGCTAAGTTTGAACAGCATGTCACCAATACCATCTGCATGGGTGCGAAAGATCGTGCCACTGCACTTCGCTGGATCATGGATGCCAGTCAAGCAGATGGCGACTGGGAATACTTCTGTTTCCTCAATGGTCTGCCCTATGGTTACTTCAAGGAAGTTGCATGATCCTTGCTAAAGAAATCACTGTCTGGTCTACAGACTTTCAACCAAATCATACATATCTAATGAATGACTCAATGGATAAAATCATTGGATATTTTAAGTGGAACAATCCAAAAGACTTCATGAAGTTTAAGAAGCCACTTAGATTCGATACTCGTTATCGTAAATTCAAAATCCTCCAGCGTTATGAAGACAAATCAAATGCCAAGCGATGGAAGATTAATGGTAGTAAAGATCATGTGTATTATGTAGAAGAAACTGACAATGGAATGTCATGCACATGCGTTGGATTTAAGTATCATGGTAAATGTAAACATATTATGGAAGTGATGAACAATGAACATTAATTCTTTTTTAGAGAGCCTAGCGAATAACTCATCTCGCAATTTCAAGATCGAGCAATTAAACGCACAGAGCGATAACGAAACTTTACGAGAAGTTGTTCGTTTGGCTCTCGACCCATTTACGCAATTCTATCAGCGTAAGATCCCTCAGTATGTTACTGATTCTAAACAAACCTCTTTGGAGAATGCACTTGGAGCACTTTATGATTTATCTTCTC